CTGGACCTTCTTGTAAAATTTCACCTAAAGATTTTTGTTGCCATCTTTTATTTTTTTCATAAGCTGATTGTTCTGTTGGCCCATAATATTCTCCTAAATAATCATCCCAATAATCTGAACCATACCAATTTTGATCGAAATAATTTCTTTCCCAATCTTGAAGTTCATCAAAAGAAAGTGCATCAACATAATCTTGAAGAGCATTTGGGTCACCTACTAAACCTTTATCATTCATTTCATCATATATGGATTTTCCA